GGGCGAGCTGTGGAACGTGCAGGTGCAGGACAACCTGCTGGTGCTGGCCGACAGCAAGAACGGCCAGCCGCGCGTGATACCCGCGCACCCGCGCATCCGCCACCTGCTGAAGCACCTACCCCTCACGGGCCACAAGCGCGGCGTGCAGGCCGCTTGGACGCGCGCCAAGGAAAAGGTAGGCCTGGGGGATGTGCGCTTTCACGATCTGCGCCACAGCGCGGCCAGCGAAATGGCCAACGCGGGCGTGCCACTTTTCACCGTGGGCCAGGTTTTGGGCCACAAAAGCCCAGTCAGCACCCAGCGCTACGCGCACCTGTATGCCGACACATTGGCCGCCGCTGTGGGCCAAATTGGCCGCAAACGGGCCTGACTTGGGAGGATTTCCCCACAGTGCCTGCTGCCGAGGCCCCTTAGCGTTACTTGAGAAAAGCGCGCTAAGTTGTTGATTTTGGCGGAAAGGGAGGGATTCGAACCCTCGGTACTGGAGAACCAGTACGCCGGATTTCGAATCCTATGCGACACCCGCGCTACGAGGGAAGCTCCCTCGTGAAATAGGCGCAAAACAGGCATCTGGAGGGGTAGTTTGGGCAGAAATCCCCACAGTCCAGGCTCATTCGATGAGCTACTGACCAATCGACTAGCTCTTGGCCAGGAGCGCGGTCTTTGCGGCTGACCCTGCCGAGCTGCCGAAGTAGTACGCCACCACCGAGGCCCAGGCGCCGCCCAGGGCGCCCAGCATGACCAGCAGGGCGTCGCCGCCGGCCTCGGGCTTGCCTTGCGCCAGCAGCCAGCTCAGCACCCCAAAGAAGCCCACCGTGATGCCGATGGCCAGCAGGCGCGGGGTCCAGGTGTCGCCGCTGGCGGCCTCGCGGTTGCGGGCGCCGTCGCGGTCGGCCTGGTGGATGCGCTCGAGGTCGATGTCCAGCTCGCGCATGCGCACCTGGAAGGCCTGCTCAGCGGCTTTGAGCTTGCCCAGGGCATCGGCGCCGCCCAGGGTGACGGCCTGGGCCAGGTCGGCCTCGCTGCCGTCGGGCCGGCCCAGCAGGGCGTCAGACAGGGCGGCTGCGGCCACGCCGGCCAGCGGGCCTCCCAGGGCGGTGGCCAGGCCGGGCGCCACGGCGCCGACGATCTTCTTCCAGTCGATGTCGGGCATGGCGGTCAGGCCTCCATCAGGTCAGCAATTCGGATGGCCCATCCTTTGCCAAACGCAGGCCAATTCTTCAAGCTGGTCATGAAGCGCAGGCGCTGGGCAAGGATAGCGGTCTTGAGCTGCTGCGCGTCTTTGGCGTAGGCGGCGGACAGGGTCTTGGGGCCGATGACGCCATCGGCCGTGACGCCAAGCGCCCGCTGCAGCCACAGGGCCGACTGCGCGGCGCCGCTGTTCACGGCGCCGTCGAAGACGATGTAGCGCACCCCGGGCGGTAGATCGTCAGCGCGCACGGGGCGCCAGTAGCTCTCCAGGTAGATGCGCTTGGCCAGCTCCACCGGCAGAGCGCGCATGTCGCCGCTATAGCCCGCCTGGCGGGCAACGGCCTCGGTGACGCCGAAGCGGGTTTTGCCGCCGCCGTCTTCTTCGTGGTCAGAAAAGTCGCCCTCGTGGCCGAGCAGCAAGGCAAAGGCGGTGTCGAAGTTCATGCGCAGCCTACCGTCTGACTTCGTGTTTGAAGGCCTCCCACGCGGCCAGGGCCAGCCAGCCGGCGGCCACCCACAGGCCGGCCGTCAGGAACTTGGACAGCACCTCGGCCTTGAGCTTGGCCCAGCCGTCAGCGTCGCGGATCTTGCGCTCGTGGGCCATGCGGTGGCCGTGCGGGTCACCGTCGGGAAAGGCCGAGGCAAAGGTGGCCCGCAGCGCCGCGAACTGGGTGTCCATGTGCGCAATGATCTTGGTCTCGTGGGCCTGCATGGCGTTGGTGAGGGCGGTGGCGATCATGAGCTGTACGCGGTCTTCAGTGAGGGCGGCCTGGCGGCGCTCAGGGCCGGTGTAGCTTTGCTGGTCGGTGGTCATGCGGCTGCGCCCTCCTGCGCGGCGGGGGTGGGTCGGATTGAATTAGGTGGGCCAGACCAACGGAGGCAGCTCGTCCTCGATGTCGGCGAGACTGGCCGGGATCTCCCGGTCGCCCGCGTTCACCTCGTCCAGCATGGCGTACAGCGCGTCCCAGGTCTGGGCCCGCACGTCGCGGCAGTAGGTGCCCTCGATGTTGAACCGATCCACCGAACAGCCGGCGTAGTCGCTGGCCGACTTGATGTCGTCGTAGTTGCGGGTGCGGGCGAAGGCGTCGAGCCGGGCCTGGGCCTCGGCCACGATCTGGTTGAACCGCGCCCTATTGAACGCCGCGAGGTTGGCCGCCGACTGTTCCTCGGACAGCGCGTAGACCTCCCACCGCTGCTCGTAGACGCCCTCCACCAGCTCGGGCGCGATCTGGCGCACGCCCTCGGTGATGCTGTCGTGCGCCGGCCTGGGCGTGGGCGCCACCCAGACGTAGGGCTCTGGCGGGTTGAAGGGCTGCGCGAAAGACGTGTTGGGCATCAGCGCCCGGATGTCGTTCTCGTACAGCGGGTAGGCGTTGGTCTCGGTGTTGATCCACATGATGCGGTCCTCAAGCGATGGCGAGGTAGATGTAAGTGGCGCCGGTGACGTTCACGTTCGTGGCCGCCACCTGATTGACGATGAAGCCGCTGTTGTCCGGGTCGATGGTGTCGTCGCTGGATTCGGCTGACAGCGTGTTGAGGGGCATGCGCGGATCGTTGCCAGTAACAATGCCGCGAGCCGTGTCCCAGACGTACCAATCGCCCGTGGCGTCGGTGCGCTTGATCAGCACAAACCGGGCGCCCGTAGCAAATCCGCAGTTGATCGTCTGCGACGTGCCCGCCGACCCCGCTGTTCCGCCGTTGCCCGTGTACGAACCAACCTTGCTGACGCCGCCCACGGAAGCAAACAAATACGCGACCATATTGTTGCTGTTCGAGTTGGTCGAGGCGGATGTACCAACAGAAAACAGAGTTGACGTTGGCGCGGTGTTGTTCCATGCAGTTGCGTCTGCTGCCGCCTGTGCCGAACCAGTGTTCGCAAACAGCGCCAGCCTTTGTGTTGCGCCAAGAGGTGCGGCATAAACCGCGCCGTCGTTGGAGCCATTCCTTATCTTGACGATCATCAGCTCGGGCACTGCGCCCAAGCCGTGCTGCACGGTCGTGTTGGCGCCCGTGCCGGTGTAGCACACGATCTCAAAAAACCCACGCGCTCGCCTAAACGAGTAGTCCCACACAAGATCAGCGCCGCTGCCGCCGTTCCAGCTTCCGTTGTTGTCGGTAATGGCGACCGTCGTCGGGCGACTGAAATTTACGACCGTGGTAGAAAAAGCACTTTCGGATTGAGTAGCTGATGTTGCAAGGTTTGTGCGACTGAGATTTCCGCCCCTCAAGCGGTCTATGGCAAACATTCTGTTGGCGTTGGCATTCCTAACTCCTGTCATAAACAGATCGGGAGGAAAGCCAGCCGTAATCGTCGAGGCGACGCTCAATCCTGGACAGGTGTGAATCTCAGGCGTAAACACTTGCGTGCCAGCCGACGGTATCTTTGTGGGGCGACGGATCGCAACGTAAACGTAGGTGTAGGACGATGCGTTATAGGAAGGTCCGATCAAACGGAACCCAGTCGGCGTAGGCGCAAACTGAGGCCCGCCGTCAAAATCTGCTGCCGTCGCATTGGGCTGCGAAATTATTTCCCCCGCCAGGTTCATGCCGCGCAAGCTGTCCAGGATGGCCCAGGGGTTGCTGGAAGTTTCATCCTTTACCAGCAGAAATTGGGGCTCCCAGCCTAACGTGACTGTTGGCCCGCTGCCGCTGCCGTTGCCGGTGTAGGTGCCGCACTGGATGATGCCGTCGATCAATGTGTCGTGCGCAAACAGGTAGGCAACGTAAGAGCCGCCGTTCGTGTTGCCTGTATCGGCGCCAAGAGAAAAAACGCCTTCTGTCGGGGCGGTGTTGTTCCAGAACGTGGTGGACGCAACCGAGTTGGCTGCATTGTTTACGGTGTAAACCCGGCCCGCGCCAACGCTTCGGTGATAGGCGTAGAACGGGTTGCTGCTGCCGATCTCTTTGACAAGAATGAACCCCGGAGCGACGCCCAGCGAGTGCGCAATCGTCCGCGCTGCACCGTTGCCGGTGTAGGTCACCACGTCGAAGAATCGCCGAGCGCGGCGGAACGTCCACGAGTTGTATGAGTACGAGCTGCTGTTGAAATATCCGCTGTTGTCAACGCCCAGGGTGTAGCCGTTGTTGTTGAACGAGCTGAACGCTCCCGCGTAAGAAGTAATGGCTTCGTAGCCGGTCGTGGTCGAAAGCTGCTCGCCGAGACCGCGCACATTGTTGGCAAGAAGGTGGACGGCGGTTTGACTTCTCAGCTTTGTCCAAACCATCCCGCCGAAGCCCGACAGGTTGATGCCGTTGACAATGGCTTGCGTCGGGCCGGAACCTGACGTTGCCACGCCGTCGTAGACCCAGGGCGCGAACACGTCCTCGGGAAACGGCGCCCCGCCGCCGCCAGAAGTCAGGGCTAGCTTGGTGCTCATCAGAAGTTCTGCCCAACAGTCGAGGCGTACCAGTTGGTGCCGCCGTCATGGGTGGTGAGGGTAAAGATGTCCACCTTCCCGTTCGTGCTGGTCAGCGTTGGCGCCACCGCGTTGGCCCACTTGACCGCCGCCGGCCACGTCACCGTCCGCCCCGTGCCGTCCGCCGTGAACTGCAACAGCATCGTGTAGCCGAAGCCGGCCACCGGCGGGTTGGAAAGCGTCAGCGTCGTGATGTTGGCGTTCAGGCTCACCGCGAACACCGAGCCGGCCGAACAGTCGAGCGTCAGCGTGCCGGCGGTAATTGACGGCGTGGTCTTGGTCTCGCGCACCGACTTGAAGTAGGACGAGCCTCCGTTGGGCTGCCAGTAGATGTCGTAGTTGGTGGCGTAGTTGGCGCTGGCTCGGGGCTGCACCCAGAAGGCGCCCGAGGCGTAGGCGCCGACATCGAGCACGACGCTGGCCGCGCCGAAGCGGGCCACCGCGTTAGGGTCAGCCGCGCTGCCCGACGATGCCGGGGCGCCGCCCGAGATTGCGCTGTAGGTGTGCAAGCCCGCCAGCGGGGTGGCGACACCCTGGCTCAATTTGCCGGGGACGTAGAGGTCCTGCGCCACGGTGGCCAGCGCGGTCACGCTGATTGTCCAAGTCGAATAGGTGCCGCTGCCACCCGTGGCCGTCACGTTGACCGTCAGGGCCCCCGTGCCGCTGTCGTAGGCAGTGATCTGGCCGATCATGAAGTTCGAAGGGGTCATCGTCATGGCGATGATGACGAACTGCCCGAGGAACCACGTCTTGCCGGTCTGCGTGGTCAGCGTCTTGCTGCCGGTGCCGATCAGCAGCGAGGTCACCGACGTGCCGCCGTTGGTGGAGGCGTTCACCGCGCTGGTGCCGACGTTCACGACGGTGGTTGCCACCGCCACCATCTGCGACAGCGCAGGCACGAAGCGGGTGCGGTGGCCGCCGTTGGCAAGGCCGGTGCTCGCGTTGCTGTCGTCGGAGACGGTCGAGCCGTTGCCGCCCAGGTTGACGGGAAAGGTAACGCTGGCCATCAGATGATCTCCTTCAGTTCAAAGCTGCCGGTGAACCGCGTCGGGTCCGGCACGCCGATGCCGTTGAGCGCCGTCAGGCGGCCGGCAAAGGCTCGCAGGGGAATGTTCCCGGTGTCGTCGCTGTCCGGCACCAGCAGCACTTCGTTGTTCAGGCCGGCCTGGCGCTGCAGATCAAGCGCGAAGCTGTACGCCTCGGTGGTGGTCATCTCTTCGATGGCAAACCTGAACATGCGGCCCTTGGGTCGCGCATCGAAATACATGGTCCCCGACAGTGTGGTCACAGACGGCGAAGAGTCGAAGTAGTTGATTTCAGCGCCGTAGGCGTAGTTGGTGCCGGGCCGCCAGCCGCGAGCGATGATGCAACGCCCGATGTCGATGCAGCCGGCCGCGTTGGTGGTGTCGTCGATGTCCACCTCCCACCAGCGCAGGAACTGTTCTCTCGGCAGGACGTGGACGAACGGGCTCTGCAACCCGATAAGGTCGCCCGCCGTCAGCTCGCCCGTCCAGAAGTTGTCGTCCTCCCAGTTGCGCTGGCCCATGGCCAACGTGTCGGGCGGATAGCAGTCGAGCCAGCCGCTGTCGTAGGTGACGGTGCTGTAGCCGGCGGTCTCGTAGCCGAACACGCGCACTCGCCCGAACTGGCTGATCGTGTGCGCCAGCAGTGCCACCACGCCCACGGGCCGGGCCGCGCCAAGGTCGATGCGAAACTGCGTGGCCGCCAGGGTGGCGTTGGCCGTGCGGGCCACCCGCTGGATGATCGGGCTTTGCAGGTTGGCCAGCGGCAGGCCGGCGCTCCAGGAGCCGCCGGACAGCGTGGCGCTGTCGATGCGGTTTTGCCAAGCCAGAAAGACGTTTGCCATCTCAGCCCCAAAGCGTCAGCGTGAACAGGTACTGGCGCAGGTCAGCCTGAATGCCAGTGATGACGAAGGCCTTGCCGCTGTTCATGCCGAATCGGTTGACTTGCAAAGTGACTGTCCTGCCAAGGTCGAGCAGCGGGGCCGTGGTGGCATCCACCCGCACCGTGACCTGATAGAAGTCGCGGCGCTGCTTGTAGATGCTCAGGCGCCGGGCCGCTTCTGTGGAAGCGTTTGCTTCCGTCACCAGCACGGTGTTGATCTCGATCTCGGGGCTGGTCGGGTTGGCGGTGAGGATGGCGTTGTCGTTCGCCTCCACGCGCCGGTACTCGTTGGCCAGGAACTCCTTTCGCACCTCGGTCACCGCGCTGGTGAGATCGTCCTGGGTGAACCAGATGCGCTGGTAGCCCATCTTGATCTTCCAGGCCGGCATACCCGCGCCCGCGTCGCGGCTGGCCACGCGATCAATGCTCACGATGTTGACCGTGGTCAGCGTGGTCACGCTGTTGGCGATGTTGGGCAGCACGAGCTGGGCGATGCGGTAGGTGCCGCCCGAGTCCACCCCCCACCACGCGCCCACGCTCATGCACAGCATGTCGATGGCCTCGATGGCACTCATGTCGCGGCTCTCGGGGATATAGATGCCGCAGGCGTAAGGTGCCACCGTGTCCAGCGCCGTGATGTCTGCCGAGGAGATCGCGCCGGCCGACACGCCGGCCTTTTGCAAGATCTGGCTCCACAGTTGCCCGGCGGTGCGGTTGGCCGTGGCTGCGCCCTGCGTGGCGTCGAACGTGAGCGTTCCCTGGGTGTTGTCCGCCAGGCGCACGTAACAGCCGGCTGTGGCGTCGTTCCAGACCCGGTACTGGCCCGCCGCCGGGGCGGTGGTCTCCATGTCGGCCTGGGACGTGTAGACCGCCCCCGCCGTCAATGCCGCACCCCGGTTGTAGACAGCATCTACCGACTGCAGGGCAGATCCGCTGTGCAGTTGGTAGATCTTGCGGGTGGTGTTGACGCACGGCGCGGCCGCGTTGAAGACCTGCCCGTAGATCAGCGGCTTGGGCCGGCCCTTGAGATCGCCCGCCACGCCGTCCAGGCCCGCCGGCAGCGCATTGGTGCCGCCGTAGCGCACCTGCTGCAAGGGCTTGGCCACGGCCAGCTGCTTGTCGCGCACCCGAAAGCGCACCGTCTGCCAGGACAGCTCGGCCTGCTCGATAAGGCCGTCGATGATGACGGTCCAGGTCGGCACCACGCCGGCCACCACGTCGGCCAGCCGGATGACGATGCGCCGGCCGCCGAAGCTGTAGTTCAGCAGCGCATCGAGCCCGCCGTCGAAGTTGGCCAGGACCAGCTCGCCGAAGCCGAGCTGCGTCTGGCCAAACGTCTGCTGGTTCTGGAACATCGTGCGCTGGAAGTTCCCGCCCTGGATGATGCGGTTGTCCCAGTAGGTGTTAGCTGGGCTCTCGGTCGGCCCGCTGACGTAGCCGTGCGTGGAGTAGCGCAGCGTGACCTCGCCGGCGATGGCGGTGTCGTAGGCGGTGATCTCGGCGGTGACGATCAGCATGTCAGGCCCCTGCGCTTTCGGTGTAGGTGACCTGGAACGAGTTGGCGCCCACGTCCACCGAGTAGGTCGGCGACGAGTCAGCCAGCGCCGCGTTGGTCGCGCTGTTGCCGGTGTTGCTGGCAGTAGCCGCCGTGTTGGCCGCGACCTGGGCCTGCAGGTTGGCCACGTTCTGCGTGGCCGCGGCCAGCGCGGCCAGCCCGGTGGCAATGCTCACGTTGCCGTCGCTGATGGCTTTTTCGATTTTGGCCAGGGTGTCGTTGCCGGCCTTGATCTGCTCGGCCACATCGCCAATGGCTGCTGTGGTGCTTTGCGCCTCAGGCAGCAGGCTGTCGAGCACAGCGGTGTTGGGCGCCTTGTCGGCCAGCTCGGCCAGCGAGCCCTCGATGTCGGCTGTCTTGAGTGCCTCGGTCAGCCGGGCAAACTCGGGCGCCAGCTGCAGCAGCGTGACCACCAGCTCCTGGCCCTGGGTGGTGGACACGTCCACCGACTCCACCAGCTTGCGGAATTCCTCCTTGTTGGATAGGTCGCCCGCCGTCGTTACGCCGGCCGCTTCCAGCTGCTCCTTGAGCCCCTTGGCGGTCAGGCCGATCTGCTCCTGAGCCGTGTAGTAGTCGGCCACAAACTGGCCCGAGATGGCCATCAGGTTCTCGATGCCGCCGGCCAGCGCAATGATGTTTTCGCGGGCTTCGATGGACGACGTGGCGATCTTGGAGAACACCCCGCCCAAGGTGTTGAGCGACTCGCTCACTTGCGACAGCGCCACGAGCCGCTGCATCGTGTCGGCGATGGTCTCGCCAGCCTGCTGGAACGGTGCGATGACGGCCTCGAACTTGCCGGCCAGCGCGTCCTGGTACGTCTGGAAGATGAGGTCGATCGCCTTCTGGTCCTCCGCCGCGTCGCCGGTCAGCTTGGCCTTGAACGACGTGGTGACCTCGGACAACGTGGCCGCCGGCAGCTTGAGCGCAGCCGCCCACGCCTTGGTCTGCTCGAGCACGCCCTTGGCGCCGAAGTCGAGCGCGGCCGACAGCGAATCGCCTAGCTCGGAAAACTCCGTGCCCGACTTGTTTGAGCGGAACCAGCCGCCCTTCTGGAACCAATCCTGGTAGCGCTTGCCCGTGGCATCGCCGCCGCTGATCGTGCCCTCGATGCCGGCGTCCTTCATCTCCTTGGCCTTCATGCCGAAGGCGCGGTTGACCAGGCCACCGACCACGCCGGCAATCGGGCCGATGCCGGGAATGGCGCTGGCGATGCCCGCGATGGTGTTGACCGCCCCGCCAGCGCTGTAGCCGCCAGACAGGGCCTTGCTGATGCCGTAGCCCGCAAAGCCGTTGCCCAGCATGCCCATGCCCGAGCCGAGCATGCTGCCCAGGCCCGTGGGCCCGGCGATCATGTTGCCGCCGATGTTCTGCAGGCTGCTCAGGCCCAGCGTCTGGCCCAGGCCGGAGTTCACCAGGTTGAGCGCGGCGCCATTGATGGTGCCGCCGCTCAAGAAGTTCATGCCGCTGGACAGCAGCGACCCGAAGCCTGCGCCAGCGCTGCCTGCGGCTCCTGTCGAAGCGGCCGCATTGCCAAACCCCAACATGCTGCCGATGGCCCCGCTGACGGGCGCCAGGATGGCCTTGATGGTGGGCTGCAACACCATGCTCTTGAAGGCGTTGACCAGGGTGGACTTGAAGGCCTCAAAGAACCCTTTGCCCGACTCGAAGGCGCGCATGAGCGCATCGGTCAGGCCGTTGTTGATGCTGTCGGTGACGCGCCCCCATTCGGCGTTGGCCTCCTGGGCGGCCTTGATGTGAATGCCTTGCTCCTTGGCGTCGGCCAGGGCGCGCAAGCCGGCCGCCTGCTGGCGGTACTGGTCAGCCAGGGCGTTGTTTTCCTGCCGCTCCATGGCCAGGATGGCGTTGCGGTCGGCGGTGGCGGCGGCGTCGCGCAGCTTGGCCACTGTGAGCTGGCCGGTGTAGTCGACGCCGGTCTGCGCGGTGAGGTTGGCGGCTTCCTGCGCCAGCACCTGCTCTCGCAGGTTTTCAGTGATCTGCAGCGCGGCGGCGTATTCCTTCTCGCGCGCCGCAATGGCCGCCAGCGTGGCCTTCTCGCCCTCTTTGATCTGCGCCACCTGCTCGCGCATGGCGTCCATTTCCAGCAGCTTGGCGCGGGCGGATTCCAGCTCCTGGTCGGTGAGCTTCTTCTTGCCAGCGCGCACCTCTTCTTCGAGCTTGAGGATCTCGCTTTCGGTCTTGGTCAGCTCGCGGCCCAGGCTGATCTGCTGATTCATCGCCGCAAACTGCGCGTTCAGGCTCGCCAGGTAGTCCTGCCCAGCCTTGGCGGCTTGGTCGATGGACTCCTTGGCCTGCTTGGTGGCGGCGCTGAATTCAAGGGTTTTTTGGCCGGTCACGCCGTGCTGCTTGCCCAGGCGGTCCAGCTCGTTGCGGTTCTCCGCCGATGACAGGCTGTGGTTGTTCAGCGCGTCACGCTGCTGCAAGATGCGGTCAGTCATGCCCAGGATAGAAGCCTGGAACCTGTCCAGCTCCTCGCGCCCGCTTTGCGCGTCGGCCTTGATCATCTCGCCCACGCGGGTCCAGCCGGCGCGGCCTTCGGCGGAGAAGATGCCGCCGCCTTCGCCCAGGGCCGAAAACTGCGCCACGATGCCGCCGATTTCGCGGCCCACGGACTTGAAGACAAACGCCACGTCTGAGGCCAGAACGATCAGCGCCTCCAGCACGGTGCCCACGGTGCGGATGACGCCACGCATGACGTCGAATTGCCCAGTGGCTTGTGCAGCGCCGCCGGCCAGATAGTCGCGGATAGCGCCGCCCAGCAGCTGCGTCAGGTCGTACAGCGCAATCATTCCGGGCAGCAGGCCCAGGGCCAGGGAGCGCTTCAGGTCCTCGGTGCGCTCTGCCGCCACGGTCATGGCGTCGTTGTATTGGTCGGCCATCTCGGCCTGCTCTGCCGTGACCTTGGCCACCAGCTCGCCGGTGTTGCCCAGGTCGCGCATGAAGGGCAGCAGATCGGCGCCGCTCTTGCCCATCAGCGTCATGGCCACGGCGCTCTTGGCCGAGCCGTCTTCAAACTGGTTCATGGCCTTGGCCAGCGCCAGCATCTTGTCTTCGGGCCGCATCGCGTTGAAGGCGTTGAAGTCCAGGCCCAGGGCCTTGAGCGCTGCGGCGGCGCCCTTGCTTTCCTCGGTGGAGCCGGCCATGTTCTTGGCCAGCTTGTTCATGGCCTGGCCGATGGTCTCGGCCGTGGTGCCGGTGAGCTTGCCGATCGAGGCAAAGGCGCTGAGGCTTTCCACCGTGGCGCCAGTCTTGATGCCCAGATCCTTGAGGCCCTCGGCGGCGTCGATGTAGCCCTTGACCATGCTGGTCACGGCGGCCAGGCTGCCAACGCCCAGCGCGGCCACTGCCGCCAGGCCCATGCCCTTGAGGGCGTCGCCCACCTTGAGGGTGGCGCTGTCCATGTCGCCCAGCTTGCTGGTGACTTGGGACAGCCCGCCCTGGACGCTGCTGACGCCCTCCAGGCTGAGCTTGATGCCGATGTCGCTGATGGCCATCAGTGCGCCCGAAGAGCTTCAGTGGCGGCGCGCGCGCTGCTCATCGGCGCGGCGCTGGCGGGTCCACTCGACCAGGGTTTCGGCTTCCATGACCTGAAGGTCGGCGATGACCTCGGGCACGCGGGCACGCGGCACGAGGCGGCGCATGCGCAGCAGCGCATCCACGCCCGCGTAATCCAGGCCGATAGCGCCGGCAAAGCCCGTGCGCCACTGGGTGCGGCAGGCCAGCCAAACGGCCAGCACATCCTGATGCTCGGCCCACAGGTAAAAGACGCGCGGCTTGTGCGCCGCGGCGGCGTCATCCACCGCCACGAGGCCAAAGGCCGCCAGGGCTGCAGCCGACTCGTCTTCTGGGTCGTCATGGGTGGGCGGCGCGTCATCATCAGATCCACGGGTGAGTTCACCGCGCGCAAGCAGGCGCGCCGCCTCCCTCAGTTTTTTTCCTTGCCCTTGGCGCCGCAGGCCTCGATGTAGGCCTTGAGAACCAGGCCAGCCATGCCGACGATGTCCAGCAGCGAATGCAGCGCCGAGCCGCTGAAGGGCAGCTCCACGCCGTTATCGTCTTGCACGCCGGACCAGCCAACCACCACCGAGTCCAAAAACTCAGGCACGGTGCGGTCGTTGTTTTCGATGGCCAGGCGCAGCTCGGTGGCGGGCAAACGCCGGGCCGTCAGCGTGAAGCTGAAGGGCATGGCGCGGCCGGCGGCATCCGGCAGGCGCCCGGCCACGGGCACGCTGACGGTGTCAGAGACAACCAGACGAAAACTCATGCCAGCACCCCTTTACAGGCAGACGAGCCGCAGCTCGTCGTTGCCAGCGGTGGTGGGCGTGAAGCGCAGGTTCTGCCCCATGTGAATGTCGCCCTCGTACTCGGTGTCACTCGGGTCGATGCGCTGCACCTGCGGGGCGTGCACGATGATGCCCACGCCCGCGCCGGTGCTGTGCGTGAAGCCCAGCGTGGTGGTGGTGTTGGCGTTGATGTCGGTGAGGAACGACACCTCCTGCGCGGCGGTGAGGTCCAGCTGCATGCTGCCCTGCACGTTGCGGTCAGAGATTGCTACGGACTGCCCGCCCAGCACGGCCTTGCGGCTGACGGTGTTTTGCAGGTTGATGCTCAGGCCGCGAGACGGGTACACCGTGCCGCTGGCCAGAGCCCCGGCGCTGTAGCTGCAGCCCAGATTGATGTCGCCGCTGTTCACGTCAGACACCACTTGCGGGGTGCGGAAGGCGGTGAGGGTGACGCTGGGGTCTGCCGTGGCGGTGCGCCCGCCGTCCAGGCCGGCAAAAGTGAAGCGCATCATGGGCGCGGCGCCCTCGTTGAGCATGATTTCCACGTTGCCCATGCAGCCGGTGGCCACGCGGCGCACGCCGTCGATGTGGTAGTAGATGGTCAGGCTGGTGAAAGTGGCCGAGACGGGCGTGTACTCCACGCGGGCCGGCGTGGCCAGCACGCTCTCAGCCATGCCGCAGGCGCGCAGCAGTGGGGCCCAGGCCGGTGCGGTGCCGGCGGTGCCGCTGTTGGCCAGCTCGACCTCGAAGCTGCACTCCACAAAGCGCGTGCCGGCGAGCTGGCCGCTGCCGCCAAAGTATGGGCGGATGAAGTTGCGCTCGACGTTGTTGTACGAGAGGTTAAAGCTGGCATTGCTGACCAGCATGGCGTTGGCCGCGCCAGTGGGCACAGAGTCAACGCCGTAGGTCGTCTCGACCTTGGCCAGGATGGCGGTTTTGCGGATGAGGCGAGGCACGGCGGCTTACTCCTTCGGTGCGGTGGGGGTGGGGGCTGCTGCGGGGGCGGCGGCCTCGTCGGTTTCGGGCAGGGGCATCCAGGCGCTGCCGCTCCAGGTCCAGCGGCCACCGCCAGGCGGGGTGCCGACTGGTGCGGCAGGCGCAGCAGGCGTAGAGGTGGCGGGTGTCTGGGGCATGGTCAGATCGCTCCGGGGTCAGTTCTGCGCGGCCAGCGTGGTGCTGGCCGTGCGGTGGTTCACAAGCAGGTACACGGTGGCGGCGGCCACCGGGGTTTCGTTGTCATCGAGCTGCCAGTCGATGGCGGGCTGCATGCGCACGTCCACCACGCCCAGGCCGGTGGTGTTGAGCGCCGACAGACGGGACCAGACGGATTCCAGCAGCGTGTCCACGGCGGCCACGGGGTCCGCGTTGCCAATGGCGCTGCGCGCCAGGCACTCGATTTCGTAGCGCGTGGTCCAGTCATACGGGCCGCCCAGCAGCTGCGGCGTGGCGGCGCGCGTTTGCGCCAGGCGCACCACCACACCCTGGCCGCTGGCCGCGGCCACGGGGCGCGTGGCGTTGGCCCGCACGTTGCCGCTGGCCAGGGCGGGTGCGGCAGTGAGCGCGGCCACGATGGCCTGCTGGATGGCCAAGTGGGCGCTCATCAGGCGCGCTCCAGCAGCAGCCGGCTCATGCCGGTGCCGTCAGGCTCATGGGCGGCCACCAGGTAGTTGGTGGCGTTGACCACTGCAGCCACGCCTACGGGTGAGGCAGGCACCGAGGCGGTGGGCAGCGTCAGCACGGGCTGGGTGCCCGCCATGCCGATGCCCGCGCTGCCCAGGGCGAATTCGTTGTCGAAGATCGCTCGCACCGCCTGGCCGGCCACGGTACAAGAGACACCGAAGTCGGCCGTGAAGGCGGCGAAGTTTTCGACGAGCTGCATGGTGGCGGCCTGATGTGCAGCTTGATCGTCAGACGATCTTCTTGACGCCTACCGCCGTCACGCTTACCAGCTGCGGGCCGGTGACGATGGTGCCGACGTAGCGGATGTAGCGCCGCACCTGCTTGGACTGCACCGCCAGCACTGTGGTGGCTGCGCCAGTGCCTTTTTGCGCGAACGTCAAGCCTGAGACATCGGCAAACGTGGTGTTGTCGGCTGAATCCTGGATCTTGCCGTCCAGGGTGCCGGTGCCTGCGCCACCGTTTTGAGTGATCAAAATCGGCCCCTCGTAGTCGCGCAGGTCGATGCCCGTGCCGGTGACGGTGCTGGCCGCGCTTTGCGATGCGAGCAGCACTTCGGCGGTGGCAGCGCTGGGGAAGTTGAACTGGCTCATGTGTTGCTCCTGCGGCGCGTGGGTGCTGCCGCCTTGGGGGAGTTGTCGGTAGTGGCCTGAGCCTGGGCCGCATTGGGCTCAGGCGCCAGGCGCGCTTTGTGCGCGTTCAGCAGCTCGGCGGCCAGGCCAGCCGGAGCCTGGAGAAAAGCCCCCACCGGCTGCACGGCGCCATCCAGCCAGAAGGCGCGCAGCACCTGCAGGTTGACAAGGGCGGACGGTTGGGTCTTCATGGCGCTGCGGCTGGGCCCGCGCCTTGCGGCGCGAGCCCTGGCTCATCAGGTGATGCTGGTGGCGCGGCTGAAGGCGGCGGCGTAGCGCACGCCCACGTCGCAGGTCTGGATGGCGCGGATGCCGGTGATCGCGGCTTGGAAATTCGCATACGGGTTCATTGCAATTTCCAGCATGCCCCAGTCGGCGATGATCACCTGGCTGAAGTCGCCGAAGATCATGCTGGCGGCGGTGAGCTGCAGCGAGCTCACGGCGCGGAAGCCGCTAACGCGGCCGTCCAGCAGGTTGCCTTCCCACAGCGGCGTGTCGGTGCTGCTGAAGCGCTGGCGGGCGGACAGCAGGGCGGCCACAGATGGCGTGGTGACATAGGCGCAGTTCTCAGCCAGGGCGTTGCCGCCCGCCACGTCAGTCTGGAACTCCAGGATGCCGGCGTAGGCCAACGAGGTGCCCGTGACCGATCCGATGCTGGCGGTGGAGGCGATGCCCGTGGGCTGGCCCGAGTTGCCCGAACCTTCCAGCGCGGCCAAGTCAATGGCAATGGCCACCACCCGGGCCAGGTCGTTCATCACCAGCATGTCAACCGATGGGCTGGACTGCATCAGCAGCTGGCGGCTGATCTCCTGGTACGCGCCAACGTGCTTGGGGCTAAGCGCGACCTGACCGAAGGCAGCGTTGGTCTCGGTGATGCCCGTGGCTTCGTTGGTCAGCCACATGGCGGTGTTGGCCGAGCTCTGGCGCGGGATGGTGACGTTGCCCTGCAGGCCGCTGAGCACCGTGGCGCCGAGCTGGCCCACGACGGTGCGGTTGCGCAGCAGATCAATGAAGCTGTTGCCCAGGTTGTCGGTCTGCACCAGGAAGCCGCCTTGCGAGCCGGTGCCGGCTGTCAGGTCACGCTTTTGCACCTCATACGGGACGAAGAACCCGCCGTTGGGGGCCTCACCGACGCCGGAGCGCTTCAAGATCGCCAGGTTGCACTCGCGCTCGAAGCCGGCACCCGTCCAGTCGCGGTCCACCAGGGCGCGAATGGCGCGGGTGATGCTGTAGCGCTGGGCTTCCTTGTGTGTGAGGCCGATGTCGGGCGTGGGCATGGGCTTGTTGGCCATGGTGCGCAGCACTTCGGCCTGGAACTGCTCGACCGTGTGGCCGGCCTGGATGGACTTGAGCGCCAGCTCGCCGGCGCCCTGGATGCTGGCGGCCAGCTTGGAGATCTCGGCGGCGTGGTTGCGCTGCTCAACGGTTTCGACTTGCATGGTGGTCCTCGTGGAGGTGATGGGCTGAGGGATGGAACGGTCGGCCGCCGGGGCGGCGGTGGCGGAGGTGCCGGCGGTTTGTTCGCTGGCGTCCTCGGCCGCGTCGGCGGCCGGGTCTTCTTCGTCGTCCTGGCTGCCGCTGACCATCACTTGGACCGTGACGGTCTCGAGGCTGCGGCCCACGCCGACACTGGCGTCGGCGGGCACGGAGACGAGAGAAACTTCAAAGGGCTCCCAGTCGGTGACGCGGAAGGTTTCAATGCCATCCTTGGTCTCGACCAGCTGAGCCTTGTGGATCATGTAGCCGACGCTGACGTTGCGGCGAATGCCGTCGACAACGTCGCGCCAGACTTCTTCAGCGCGGGCGCTGCGGCCAAAGCGCACGACGGCGCGGGCCACTTTGTCAGCGCCCAGCGTGATGGACTCCACCACCCCTACGACGTCGCGCGTGTCGTGGTCCACCAGCAGGTTGGCGCCGCTGTTCAGGCGGCCCATGCGGATGGCGGGCGCTGTGCAGTCCAGGATCTCCACGCCCCAAAAACGCTGGTAAGGCGTCTCGCTGGCGAAGGCCAGGGTGGCGGTGCGGGTAGCTTCGTCCACAGCGCGGCGTTCGACGCTGAAGGCGCGGTGCAGGGAGCCTGTCTGCAGCTGTTTGCGCAGGGCCTCGGGGATGGTGGTGTCGCGGCTCATGTTGGCATTGGGCCGCACGGGGGGGTGACATTTCCACCCCTGAATGTCACCTCTACCCAGGCATGACGGCCTCGACGTTGATGGGCGCAGAAACGTGCACCACGGCCGGCGCCTGCTCCAAGCGCACGTCAATGCGCTGCGGGGCGGTGGCGCGCTCGGTGAGGGCGGCCAGGGAACGAGTGACGGCTTCTAGCGCCTGCATCTCCCGCTGCGGGGCCTCGGCGGCCGGTGAGCCTGCAGTGGTGGCGCCAGGCGTGGCCTCGTAGGCGTGCATCGTGACGCCATAGTCGGCGGCGAGCTTTTGCGCGGCGGCGATCTTGCCGAGCGTGGCGTCGAAGTCGTAGCCCATCTGCGCGGCCAGGTCTTGCGGGGCGATGAGGCCGGCGCGCACGCTCAGGATCTTGGCTTCCATGTCGGACTTCGGGTCCACCCATTCCCAGCGGCGGCCCTGCCACTCGTGTGGCGCAAACTTGTCTATCTTGGAGGCTGGCAGGGCGCTGCCGCCCGGCAGCACGATGGCGCCGCTGAGCAGGGCCTGCTGCAGCCAGGTGGTGTAGAGCGGCTCGAGGAAGGCGTTGATGAACCAGGCCTGGTCGGCGGCCCAGCGGTCGCGCTCTTCGAGCGTGCCGCTGCGGATGCTGCTGAAGCTCACGCCCTCGAGGTCATTGGCCAGGCTGTGGTAGGCCACGCCCCAGCCGCTGGCGATGCGCTGCAGCGTGGTTTTGACGAAGGGGCCAAAGTTGTTGTCGGGGTAACGGCTCTCGAAGGGCGTGAAGCTCACGCCTGCGGGCAGGGTGTCAAAGGTGCCGGGCTGGGTGGTGGTGATGGGCTGCCCGGTTTCGTCGGCCGCGCCCACGGGGCTGATGCCGTCGGGGCTGGTGAAAAACCCAAAGTGGTTGGCGCCGTGCTCGGCGGCCAGAAGCGCGGCCAGCTTGAAGGCGCCCAGGTGATGCAGGCTCAGCATTCCCGGGGCCATCCACGGCACGCCGCGGGCCTGGCCTGGGGTGCCAACTTTGAAGCGGTGCAGCACCTCGTTGGTGCTGACGCGGATGCGGGTGCGGCTGGTGTAGGGGCCGTCGTTGGGGTGGCCATCGAAAAGGTGCAGCGCCAGCGGGCGGCCGAACGTGTCGCGCTCCACGCCCATAGTGATGCGATTGCCGCTGCCGGTGGCCGCGGTGTTGTAGCTGGTGTCGATGCGGTCTACATCGATGAGCTGGATGGCAAAGTTGAATCGGTTGCCGGCGTCAGGGCCGCGGATGAAGCGAGCAAGAAACTCGCCGTCGCTGGGCAGGCCGCCGATGAGCGTGTCGCACACGTCGCGCAGGCTCATGGTGCGGGTGATGTCACAGGCTTGAGCCCATTCGGCGAAGGCGGACTCGATGGCCTTGTTGGCCAGGCCGTCAGGCACGTCGGGGCGGTTTTCCACGCGGGCCTGCAGCTTGAAGCCGTCAGGGCCCACGATGTTGGTTTGGCACATGCCAACGAACTTGCGGGCGTAGTCGTTGTTCTTCACCAGATCACGCCCGCGCATGCGAAGTTTGTCCAGATCGGTGCGCAGTTCTTCGTTGATGCTGGCGCTGGTGCTTAGCCAGTTGCCGGTGAGACGGTCTATGCGCGCGGCGTCAAAGCGCCGCAGGGCCACGGGCGGAGTGCGGCGGTCGATCAGACGGGCGAGGCTTGAGCGCAGCCGCTGCGCCAGACCGGGACGTGCTGCGGCCATGGGGAACCTTTACTGTTGGAAGCGCACGTACACGCGGCGCTGGTCGGGCAGGCCGGCGCTGACGCGCTGGGCGGCGTCTTCGCGGGCGACTTCGGCGCGGTAGCGGTCGCGCAGGGTGAGCAGCTCGGCCGGCGTCATGTAGCGCAGCTGGCGGTTGCCGATCATGTAGTAGGACACCTCACTGCTGGCCCGGCCCTCGATGACAGCCTCAATGGCCTCCAACGTCTTGCGAGCGTGGCTGCGGCCATCGGTTGCGGTGGCGAAGCTCGGGCGCACGCGCAGTGAGCCGGTGCCCACCGTGTAGACCTCGCCGGCCTTGGAGACCTGAGCGCGCCAGGTGTAGGTGCCGGCCACCCAGGTGGCGGTGGTGGCCGCGGCTACGGTGACCAGATGTTCGGCGCCGCTAGCGGCGGCGCTGAAGGTGTAGCGCTGCGCGGTGCTGACCAGCGTGTAGGTGAGCACCCAGCTCTGATTGGCGGGGTAGTCCTCCAGCGAACGCTGCCACTTGGCGGTGTCGCCAGCGATGATGATGTCGGGCTCAGTAGTGGGCACGCTCATAGCGTCTCCTGCACCAGTTGCAGCCCCAGGCGGCCCATCGCCACAAACGGCTCTTGGTCACTCACATCGGCCTCGGCAAACAGGTCGTCAATCTCGGCCTGCGTCACCGTCATGCCCTGCGCGATGCAGGCCTCGTACACCGTGATGGGGTCACCCGGATAGGCGTCTGTCTCCACCCAGGCATCGTCCTGCCACGCCCAGAACACGCACGGCACCATGCTGGAAAAGCCTTCTGGAATCTGCCCGCTGCTGATGAAGTGCGTGGCAGGCTCTGCACCCGTGGGGCTCAGCGGCGTGATCCACATGTTGGCGTTGTGCGCCGGGTCCAGCGTGACGGCAATCTCACGGGCCAGCGCAACCTGCGCGGCTGAAATGATCATTGAACGGAAGATGTCGCTCACAGTGCCACCCCCGTCTTCTGCGCGACCCAGCTTTCAGTCGCGCTGATTTGGTTGGCGTTGGACTGTGCGCCTCGGATGATGAGGCTGTAGAGGTTGCCGTTTAGCGGCATCGTGGCGTTATTGCGGCGACCGATGTAGAGCGGATAGTTGCCGTAGTTGCCAGCGCCTTCGTCTCCGGTGCCGTTGGTTCCGCTTGCCGCGCCATTCACCCTCAAAGCACTCAAGTCGCCAGCAATATCTCCCGTTGCTGTTGCCACAAGCGTCACAGGTGATGCAAATGCAGCGGAAACTGCAACTTGACTGACTGAAGGGATGGCGGTGCCACGCGAAATAAAAGCTAAATTAGCAGCAGCGGCCGACCCATTATAATTTGGGATAATGTAAAACGATCCGGCATTCGCATTGGTGTCCGCACTCAACTCGGCCAGTATCTCCGCCGCCGCATCACTCAGCTTCCTCACCCCCGCCCACACCGTCATCTTGTCCGTCGCGGAGAAGTCCACTCTATTCGTCAACAGCGAATCATCCACCCCGTCAAACGCCAGATACGGCAGGAAGCCCGTAGTGTCGTAGTCCGTCGCAGCGGCGATGCGCTGGTAGGCGTTGCTCAGCAGGCTGTTGGTGAAGATGAGTTGAGTGCCCCAGACAACTTTTGCAGAACTTGCAGCAGGGGACCCGCTGACGTTCACGTTGTCATTGGACAAGTTGGCGTAATACAGAAATGAGCAGGATGTATTTGAGCCGTTGTCCGTGGCGGTTACGTTAATACGCCAATAGTTTCCTGCATTAACTACACTAACTATTGCAGTAAGTGATCCGCCAACTAGGTTGTTTGCTGTACCAGTAACTGCATCAACGCCGACGTAAGCAATTCTGCGTGTTCCGCCTTGGAAATCCAATCCAAGCCCACCAAAAACTGTTTCTGACGATTCTTTCTTGACGTAAATTGAAGCCATTACGGTCGCATTTGCAGCAACGGTTATAGTCTGCCTTACATATCGAAATGCACCGCCAGTAACAGCTTGAATTGAGTCCGCAGTAGTTGTTCCATCAGGAGCTACCGCTACATTGGCCACTACCGTTGGTGAATTAAGTTTGTCCCAAGCCGCATTATCAAACTGCTCCGAATACGTCAGCAGGTTATACCGCGCCCGCAGCACAGGGCGGGAGGTGGAGGTGGATTGGTAGGCGTGGTTGCCGGGGACTTCTTTGACGGAGACGTTGTCTATAAACGCAGTGCTGCTGACAGCGTTTAACCCCCAAAAAATAGTGCTAGCAACACCAGTGGCCAAAAAACTCAATGTATATGTAGCTGTAGAAACTGAGTTTACTGTTGTTACTGGGAATAAATCCACGCCGCCAACAGTTGACCCGACAGCCACGGCAGAACTGGTTGTGCCGTTACGGTAATTAAAGGTTACAGAATACCTTCTTCCAGCTACTGTCGTAAGCGTCTGATAAACGTATTGCGAGCTTCCAGTGCGAGTCATCTGCAACTCGCCACCAACAACATCAATAGTCAAACCTACCGCAGTCCACCCCGTCGTCCCAGACGAAAAATCCCCATTCGTAACCAACTCCGGTCCCAGCGCGTTCAGCCCACCCAGCCGCTTATCCAGCATCAACCCCACAGGTTGCTCCACCGCCGTCACCGGCGTGATGCCTGCGGAGTCTTGGAACAGCGTGGTCAGGTCTGACGGGTCGTACCACGCGCCTTGCTCGCCTGCAGCGAAGAGGGACGCCGGGCTGTCACCAGTGCCTTTGCCAAACACGCCACGGCCTGTCAGCAGGCCCATTGCGTTGGCGGTGATGCGGCTGGATCTGGTGCCGCCGCCGTGCACGGCCAACCGTGTGGGCTGGCCTGGCATTAGGACCCCATGATCACAGTGACCGCGGCGCCGGTGCCGCTTACGGCGGTGACGTTGGCGCGAAACAGCAGCCAAGGGGCGGCTACCGCCAGGCCGTCGCTGGCGCGGGTGGTGCCCGACAGCGTGATGGTGCCGATGCTGAGCCAGTCGCTGCCGTTGAGGGTGGCCTCGATCAGCACCGTGGCGCTGACGCTGCCCGTACCTACCACGGTGGCCTGAAAGGTTTGGGTAGTGGTGCCGGGGGGTTGGCTGGCACTGGCGCCGGTGGTCGTCGCGGCTGCCAGCAGGGTGACAATTTGAGACATTGCGGCTGCTTTCGGCGTGTGTGGTGCGGGTATGGCTGCCTGCGGGCCTGGATCAAGACCCGGCGCGGGTCGTGGCTGTGCCCATGGTCTGGCTTATTGGGCCGCAGCCGGGGGTGACATTTCCACCCCTGAATGTCACCAGGAATGTCACCATCCCAGGCCTCAGCCGCGGCGCACTATGCGGATGACGGTGCGGGGCGTGACTCCCTCGGCCCGGGCGATCTCAGCTAGGCGCTTGCCCTGCAGGTAAGCGCGCTGCACGCGGCTGGCGCGCTCTTGCGCGGGCGGCCGCACGCCCACGTGTACCTTGCAGCCACCCCAGGAGGCGCGCACCTCCTGCTCCACCTGGCGCGCAAGCTCGGCGTCCAAGCGGCGCTGCGTGGCCTCTTCGGCCTGCTGTATGCGCCGGATGATGTCGCTGACGATGCAGCTGCGGGGGTCCGTCGTCACCATATGCGTCCTGTCTTGATGGCTGGCGGGTTGGCAAAGGGGTTGGCGCGCCTGGGCGGCGGTGTGGCGGAAGCTGCAGGGGCTGCAGCGGCGGTGGGCCGGGACTGAGCGGGCGGGGCTTGCTCGGGTGACGGCTGGGGGTTGTTGGTGGCTGGCGATTCAGCAATGGGGGCGGGTGCAGGCGGCTGCGGGGCCGGCCCAGCCGCTGCAGGCGCTTCGACCTGGTCGAACAGGCTGCGCTCTTCCACCCGTTGCTGCCACTTGGCCCAGTCGCCATCTTTCCAGCGGTCAATGCCCGACAGGTGCGCGGCGGCCAGGGCGTAGACGGCGCAGTCCAGCGCCTCGTTGCGGCGGCCGGCGGGCTTGACCCACTCCAGGCGCGGGCGGCCTTTGACGTACTTGGTGACCAGGCGCTCGGCGGTCAGCTGCTCAAAGACCTCGGGCGGCAGGTGGCGGCTTAAGTGCACGTAGCCGGGGCCGGGCGCCTCGTTGCGCAGGCGGCCGTAGATCTCGGCCTTGGCGGTGTCGGTGCCGATGGGGAACAGCTTGACGCCACCCTTGAGCTTGGTGCCACGCCAGGACACGTCCTGATCGGTGGCCTTGCCCAGGATGGCCTTGCCGGCCTGGCTCTGACCCTTCACCGCGTAGACGTGCGCGTGCTGGTGGGCGCGGGTGTAGGCGTACACCGCCTGGGTGTGGTGGCCGCCCGAGTCGATCATGCAGGCCAGCAGCGGCACGGGCCGGCCGCTGGCGTGCAGCACGGGCGTGCGGCGGTACTCGGTCAGACGCGCCCACGGGCTGCCGGGCTCTTGCTCGCCCTGGCCGGGGTCACCGTAGAAGACAGCTCGGTCCACCAGCTGGCGCTCCATGCCCCGGCCCCAGGCCCAGAGGTAGGCCTCGAGGCGGTCGCCCTGGGTGTCAACGCCCATCGTCATGACGAAGTGCCCCCAGTGCACCTGGCGCAGCGGGATGTCGGCCGCGCGCTTGCGCAGGGCGTGCTCGTCGGCGCGGTCGCCTTGCTCCTCAAAGGTCTCGGCCAGGCGGGTATTGACGAACACGCGCAGCAGGCTGATGTCGCCCGTGCGGCTGGCGGTGATGGCGGTTTCCCACTCGGTCACCAGCGTGGCCCAGCTCAGCCAGCCCAGCGGGCTGTAGAGGCTGCTGAGCTGAAAGCCGCGGATGCGCCCGGCAGCGGCGCCCAGGTTCTCAGCCACCCAGCGGCCACCGGCCAGCATGGCGGGCTTGTGGTGCTCGCGGATCTCGGCGCCGCAGCTGCGGCACACGTAGCGCACGGAGTCGGGCAGCGCGCGGCCTTCGGCGTCTCGGTCCCACTTCAGGCCGTGCGGCTTGTCGGTGCCCCAGTCCAGCGGCTGCAGCTCGGCGCAGTGCGGGCACGGCACGTGGTAGCGGCAGCGGTCGCTGGCCAGGTAGCGGGCCTCGATGCGGCTGAAGTCTTTGGTGGTGGGCGTGCTGGTGAGCAGGCGCTTGCGGCGGCTGAAGGTGGACTGCCGGGCTTCGGCCAGCTTGATGGGGTCGCCCTCGCCGTCCACGTCAATCGGGTAGCCGTCGATCTCGTCCAGAAACAGGTCGCGCACGGGCATGGAGCGCAGGCCCGCGGCGCTGTTGGCGCCAGCGACGGCCATGAACCCGCCCGCGAATTCCTTGAGCAGGGTGGTGTTGGCGTCATCCCGGCTGCGGTTCTCGCGCACCTTGCGGCGCAGCGCGGGGCTCTCCTCGATCATGGGCGCCAGGCGCTGGCGGCTGTAGCGCTTGGCCATGTCGATGGTGGGCTGCACGATCATCACCGGCCCGGGGTTGGTGTCCACCAGGTAGCCCAGCCAGTTGGAGCCGATGCGCGTCTTGCCGGTCTGCGCGCCCCACATCAGCACCACCTCTTCCACGGTGCTGTGCTGGCTGAGGCAGTCCATCGGCTCGCTGGCGTAGGGCGTGCGGGCGCTGCGGTAGGGGCCGGGCTCGGCGCTGTCTTTGGCGCTGAGGATGATGGAGCGCTCGGACCACTGGGCCACGCCGATGCGCGCAGGCATGGCCGCAAACTCGCGCAGGATTTCATCGACGCGCTGCTGCGCGTCAACGAGCTGGTGCGGGAGGTCGCGGGCGCCCATGCGTCAGGTGGCGGCGGTGAGCTGCGACATCACCTGGCGCAGCTCGTCCTCGAGCAGGCCGTGGATGCGCGCCTGGTCGGTCTCGGCGGCCAGCTGCGCCGCCAAGCGGGCGGGGATCTGCAGCAGGCCTTCGCGGAAGGCGGCGGCGCGCTTGGCCAGGGCGGCGGCCCAGTCATCGGCGCGCACCAGCTGGCCTTGCAGCTCGGCCAGCTTCAGCTCGGCCAGCTCGGCCTCGGCCCGCTCGCGCCTGGCGCGGCTCTTCCAATAGCCGGCGGCGTTGTCTTCATCGTCGTCATCGTCGCCAGCGGCGGTGCCGCCGGTGCTGCCGCTGCCGCTGAGGTTGGCGTCGTCGGTGGCCCGGCTGCCCGCCCGCACGCGGGTGTTGCGCGCCCACTGCGCGTCCGCGGCCACGGGGTCGATCTTGCCGTTGATGAGGCTGATGCGCCCATCGCGCACTGCGCGCCGCACCGCGCCCTCGGTGCAGCCGCGCCGCCGGGCGTATTCGGCCTGGGTGATGAGCTGGACCGTACCGACAGGCATCAGCGCACCTTCAGCCGTACAAAGTCCGCGCGGGACCGACTAGCGAAAACGCGGGGTTCGAATTACC